GTATTCTTCTATGGTAAGATGGTACAATAATGCACCACCACCACAGCCTATCAAACCAATGGTGAGGTTGCCAAAAATGGCCAACACAAGACCAATGCCAAAGATAGCACTTGATAAGACTATTTGTACAACAAACATAAACTTACTCATTGCTATCTAACTCCTTGCTGAATTTTTTAACTATAACTATTCCAGCAATAAATCCTAGTATCTGAATGGCAAACCAAATTCCCGCCAAGATCAGCACTAAGCCTGTTAAAAATGATAACATATAACCTCCTTTAGATTATCTTAGTTAATACCATTAATATCTCTATAACTACAAATATATCCATTAGACATATCTCTTAGCTATAAAGTTTCTTACTAACTCACGTATATACTTTCTATCGTGAGGATGTTTTCTTTCTTGTGGTTTAACTTGTATAGGTAATTCAGTATCATCAAATAGAATGAGCTGATTATTACTGTCTACAAAAAACCCTTGATTACGCATATTTGTATGTGTCATCTTTGTCATATAACCTCCATTTGTTAGATTAGATAATAATAACAATCAAATATAGAAATCAGTTAATCAATTCGACTGACTTCAGTAGGAAGGAAGGCGAAGTGTAAACACAATAATAAAAATGACGGGTTTTATATCAACCCCAAGCAAACTACGTAATGTATGTAAGATATAATATAGGGGGGTTTGTTATAGATAGTAGAAATATATTATGGGGTTTGCTATAATGAATACATAAAATAGGAGAAATAAAATTATGGCGATACCAGCATTAGCAGCATTATACAGAACCGTAGCTTCTTATGGCTACAAAGCTGCAAGGAAACTAGATCCTGAAAAAGTAAAAAAGACTCTAAAACCTATAGTTGATAGAGCAACAAAACCAGGCCTTCAGAGAACGAAATTTGCTTCTGCTGAGGGTAAGCTCATAAAAGGAATAAGAGGGGCTTCTAAGAAGGGATTTGGGGCTTATAAGACTGCTTATAAAGCGACTTTAAGTACACCAGGTCGTAGAAAAGTTACAAGTGGTACATTAGGTGGAATAGGCTTAGGATCGTTTTTATCAGGTGATGATAAAGACATCTAATGGCAAAAAAGTTTAAGGACTATAAACCCTTAGAACGTACAAGAAGTAAAAGACCAGGACGACATAGTAAGTCACCAAACAAAGCATCTAGAAAGATGCACAAAAAAAAGTATAGAGGACAAGGCAGATGATATCTAAGATATTAAAAAAATTTAGAAAACCAAAAAAAAGAACTAATAAACCTATGATCGAGAGAGATGAATTTGAAAAAATAGGTCAAAAAAAAGGTTATCTTCATAATAAAGCTGCTAGACAAAGATTAAGAAGAAAAGCACAAGATACTTCATTATCAGGTCAAGGTATACAAATGCTTAGATATTTTAAAAAAGCAAGTCCAAAAAAGAAAGCTATAATTATTGGAGCAACAGTTGGGCCAAAAGCAGCTCTTATTGGAAGTGGATATTTTTTAGGAGGTAAAGATAAAAATGATGTTTAAATTAGGAATGAAAACAGGAAAAATTTTAGGAAGGCTATCAGAAAAGTTTGGCCGCTTTGGTAAACAAAAACCATTAAAAGCTAAACTTGCTAGATTTAAAAACCAATCAAAAAGAAAGTTATCAGATTTAGCTAGTAAACCAAAATCTATAAGAGCTAAAAATTTTATTAAAAAAAATAAATTACCATTAGCAGTAGGTGGAGCTTTTTTAACAGGTGGTACTTATGGAGTATTATCTCAAGATCCAAAAAATTATGGGTATCAAAATAAAAGATTAAATAAACAAATTTTAAAAGCTGCAGATTTAATTAGAAAAAATGAAAAAAAATAAATTAGAACAATTAGCAGATCAGTTAATTAATCTATCTCCACAAGAGTCAGAGCAATTAGCTATAGTTATTAAAGCTAAGATGATGCCTGAAATGCAAAGACAAGCTGAAGGTTTACTTCAACCTAATCAACAAACAGCTAGAATGGGTCAAAGACAACAACCTATGATGCAGCAACAAACTGCTAGAAATATGGCAGCACAAGGTTTATTAAGATAGCATGGCAAGAAAAATAACTAATTTAGAACATTTATTTGACCAGCTTAGAGAAATTAAACTAGAAGAAGAAGATATTCTTAGACAAATAGAAGAGATTGTTTTAGATGAAGATGATAACTATGACAACTATGATGGAGAGGAGGATATAATATGAAACATGGAATGAAAAAGATGCCTAAAAAATCTAAGAAAAAAGGCATGAAGAAAAAGCCAATGAAAAAAATGTATGGCAAATAAACCTAAGCTAGGTAGCGGTAAAAGATTTAAGCAGCTTAGTGCAAAGTTAAAAAAACGTGGAGTTAAAAATCCAAAAGCATTAGCTGCTTATATAGGTAGAAAAAAATATGGTAAAAAAAAGTTTCAAAAACTAGCAGCAAAAGGAAAAAAGAAATGATTAAAAAAATAAAACAAAAAATATGTGAATTAATTTGCAATGTATTTAATATTATACCTTGTATGTGCAAACATATGTGTGACTGTAAGAAAGGTAAAAAATGAAAGCAATAAATACATCTAGATTATTAACTGATAAGCAAAAAAAATTACCTACAGCTTTAAAAAAAAAGATTATTAAATCTAATATGAAAAAAATGAAGAAAGCTAAAAAGAAAAATGGCAAGTAAAGCATTAGTACCAGTAACAAGCAGTAGAGAACTAACTACTATACCTAAAAAAAAGATAAAAAAATTAAAAAAACCTAATATCTTTGAAAGATCAGGTAAAGTTTTAGCTAGTGTAGGTAGAAAAGTAGTTAAAGGTGGTAAAACTATTGTAAAAAAAGGTATAAAACTTGGTGCTATAGGAACTGTAGCTGCTGGAGGCATCTATGCTGCAGGAGCATCATCAAGAAGATATGCTAAATCACCTAAAGTTGGTGAAGGCAGAGATCTTAGAGATACAATAATGGCAATGTCTAAGGATTATTATTCATAATGACACAAAGAGGTGGTAAAAGAGAAGGAGCTGGTAGACCTAAAGGATCTTCATTTAGAAAAAAATGGAAAGATCTGCAAGATTTAGCAGTTAAATATCAAATATCCCCATTAGATTATTTGCTTTCTGTATTAAACCATCCTATGAGTACACCTGAACGTAAACTTTATGCTGCAGAGAAAGCTGCACCTTACATACATGGAAAAGCCCCAACAACAAACAGAATTGAAACAGCCCCAATCAAAGTCAATCTCAAGTGGGAAGAATAAAACTTTAGATATTTCAATTCCTTACAGACCAAGACCTTTACAAAAACAAGTTCATCAAAATTTAAAACGATTTAACGTATTAGTTTGTCACCGTAGATTTGGGAAATCAGTCTTAGCTATTAATGAGCTTATACTTCATGCTGCAAACAAAGGTAGTCAAAAATTTGCATACATAGCTCCCACATATCGTCAAGGTAAAGCCATTGCTTGGGATTTATTAAAACAATATTCTAAACCTTTATTACAACTTGGTGGGCAAAGAAATGAATCAGAGCTTAAAATAGATTTATGGAATGAATCTAGAATACAAATCTTTGGAGCAGATCATGCAGACTCATTAAGAGGCATGGGCTTTCATGGCGTAATTATGGATGAATACGCTATTATGGCACCAAGAGTTTGGACAGAGATAATTAGACCAGCTATTGCTGATACCAATGGGTTTGTTATTTTTATAGGTACACCAATGGGACATAATCAATTTTGGGAAGTATATGACTATGCTCAACGAGGCGATCCTAATTGGTATGCTGCAATGTATAGAGCTAGTGAAACTGAAGTTATTGCTAAAGAAGAACTTAGACATGCTAGATCTATAATGACAGAAGAACAATATAACCAAGAGTTTGAATGTTCTTTTACTGCTGCAGTATCAGGATCATACTTTGGCAAACTTATGACAAATGCAGATAATGAAGATAGAGTTTGTGATGTACCTTATGATGAAGCTGTAGGTGTTGAGACATGGTGGGATTTGGGAATAGGGGACTCCACCAGTATATGGTTTGTTCAAAGAATAGGTGAAGAACTACATATTATAGATTATT